GGAACCGCGCAGCCCAGAGCACGGGCCAACGACAGATTTTCCAGAATCTGTTGCACTTGCTTTGCCTTATGTTCGCCCTAAACGAACCAAGATCGACGTAGATGAGGCTCGAATTCGCTACGAATTAGGCGAAAACATCAGCGAGATAGCGAAAAGCTATGGCGTGACGAGTCACGGCATTGCGTACCGCGCCTTGCAGGGTGGATGGCGGCGCCCTCGCGGTGCATGGAAGACTGAAGCAAGGCGGCGCTATGAGTCTGGCGAAAAGTGCGAGGCAATCGGCGCCGCTCTCGGCATTACGGGAAAGACCGTCGGTGAAGAGGCGTCCCGCGCAGGGTGGCAGCGCAAGCAAGCGATCTGCTCAAACTGCGGTACCGTTCTCTCCGTAGGGATTGCCGCGAATCGTGCACAGCGGCGCACGTGCTGGCCGTGTCGGTACGCGAAAAAGAAACAGAACCCATGCCGTACCAAGGAGGCGAAGCGTGCCTACCGTGAGCGATACACACTACGGGACAAAGGGCGCCCGCTGCTGACTCCTGAGCAGCTACAGAAACAATGGGAGGATCATCGGAAAAACGCGCCTCGCCGCAAGCGCCCACTGGTCCAGCTTGGACGCTTCCGTCACTACGGCGAGCAGCCCGCAACCCGCGAGGGAGCACTGGAGATCCTGAAGGCGACACTGGTCAAGCTGCTGGACGTGCGCTGCTCCAGCGAGGGCACCAGCCGCGAGGCGGTCGAATACAAGGCCCGATACAGGACCGACGAGGTGTTTCGTCAACGCGAAAAGCTGCGGTCATCCGGCAAGCGATGGGGCAATCGGGCCGAAGGTCGCGACGACGGCACGCTCACGAAAGAGGTCGTCCGCAAACTGTTCGCCAAGGCAAAGGCGTGCCCGTACTGCTGGCAGCCGATGAAGTCGCAGGATAAGTCCCTTGATCACATGGAGCCGTTGTCCCTCGGCGGATGGCATAGCATCGACAACGTGATGGTGTGCTGCCTGCGGTGCAACGTGAAGAAGAACGCCATGCCGTACGCCGAGTGGCTAGAGCGCATTCCCGAACCGTGCCAGCGCAAGCTCACCGAGCGTGCGGCATGAGCCAACGGTGGGTATCCCTCAACCAGTTGGCCGAGGAGACGGGCCTCGCGGTGCGGACGCTCCAGTACATCCGGGCGCAGGAACCGGCGGTGCTGGTCACGCGCCAGGGGAAACAGATCGAGTACCGGCAACCCGACTGCGCGATCGCGTTGCGGAAGCGGGAAGCGGACAAGGCGGTGGTCGACGCCAACCCCGGCGACCTCGACACGGCGCGCACCCGCAAAGCGAACGCCGAAGCCGAGCTGGCCGAGATCGAGGTGGCGAAAGCTAGGGGCGAAGTGGTCAGCGTGGCCGACTACGAGGCGGCGCTGGCCCGGGTGCTGGACCGGCTGACCGCGCGACTGCGGGCGATGCCGGTGCGCCTAGCGCACTTGGGGCCAGAGGCCGAGACGGCGGCGGAAACCGAGGCCGAGCGGATCGTGGTCGAGCTGGCGGCGTTTGACGAGGATGTGGTGGACGACCCCGAACCGGCGAAGGCGGCAGCATGACGCACGCGCTGGGGCGCGAGGCCCTCAACCGCGTCACCCGCGAGCGGTTCCGCCGGCACTGTCGGCCCCTGCCTCGTCTCACGATGAGCCAGTGGGCCGAGAAGTACCGCGTGCTTAGTCCCGAGGCGACGGCGAATCATGGGCCGTGGCTCAACGCGATGGTGCCGTACCTGCCCGAGATCATGGACGCCGTGAGCGACCGGACGACGCAGGAGATCGTCGTCGTCAGCCCGTCGCAGGCCGCGAAGACGGAGCTGATCCTGAACGCCATCGGCTACTTCACGCACCAGGAGCCGTCTCCGATGCTCTGCGTGCAGCCGACCGTCGAGACCGCGGAATCGTTCAGCAAGGACCGCGTCGCGCCGATGATCCGCGACTGTGGCCCGCTGTCGGCCTTGGTGGCACCGGCGCGCTCTCGGGAAAGCAACAACACGATCCTCTCGAAAGCATACCCTGGCGGCCAACTCGACATGACCGGCGCCAACGCGCCCTCGGGCCTCGCGATGCGCCCCAAGCGCGTGGTGCTGCTCGACGAACGGGACCGGCACCCGCGATCGGCCGGCACCGAGGGCGATGTGAAGGCGATCTCCCGCGCCCGCACGCGGTCGTTCCAGCGGCGGCGCAAGATCGTGGAAGTGTCCAGCCCGACCAGCGCCGAGGAGTCGCTGATCTGGCCGAGCTACTTGGAAGGCACGCAGGAGGTCTACGAGGTGCCGTGTGCGGACTGTGGGCACTGGCAGACGCTGCACTTCGACCGGCTCAAGTGGCAGGTCGACGCGGCGGGCAAGGTGGACCCGGCGTCGGTGGCCTACGAGTGCGCGGCGTGTGAGCACCGGATGCCGGCGCGCGAAAAAGGGGCGCTCCTGCGCGCGGGGCGCTGGACCGCCACGGCCGATGCGCGGGTGCCACACAAGCGATCGTTCCACATTCACGGGCTGGTCGCGGCGTTCGCGTTGTGGGAGGAAGTGGCGCAGGAATTCGTGACCGCGAACGGGCAGCGCGACCCCGCGATGCGGGCCGAGATGCTGCGGGCGTTCTTCAACACGACGCTGGGCGAGTTGTACCGCGACCAGACGGCCGAGACGGTCAAGTCGACGCTGCTCGCGCGAGCCAAGCGGTACGATTCGGCCGACGAGCTGGCCCCGATCGCGTGGCACGTCCCCCGCGACGCGGCGATCCTGACCGCCGGCGTCGATCTCCAGCACGATCGCGGCGAGATCGTGGTCCGCGCGTGGGGCGTGGGCGAAACGTCGTGGCTGATCGAGCGCACCATCCTGCGCGGCGACACCAGCCAGCCGGAATGGTGGGCACGGCTTGAGGACTACCGCACGCAGCGCCGGTGGACGCACGAGAGCGGCGCGCTCATGGCGATTCGGTCGCTCACCATCGACGCTGGCGACGGGACGCATAGCAAGGCCGTGTACACGTACTGCGCGCCGCGGCTGGCGTTCCACGTCTACGCGATCAAAGGCTCGAGCAACCCCACGGCGCCGCTGGTGCCGTCCAAGCCGACCAAGGTCAAGCCGGGGCGGCTCTACATCCTCGGCGTGAACGCGATCATGGACCGCCTGTACCGCCGGCTGGCGATGGACGAGGCGGGGCCGGGCTATCTGTACCTGAACCAGTACGCTGACGACGACTACGTGACGCAGTTGCTCTCGATGCGGCGCCGCGTGGACGAGAAAACGCGCAAACGGAAGTGGGAAGCGACACCAGGCGTGCGCAACGAGGTGGCCGACTGCGAGGGCTACGCCTACGCGGCGTTGCTGCTCGGGCCGGTGCCGGTGGCGTCGTTGGCGTCGGAAGTGGAGCGCGTGAACGCCGACGGGGCGGCGACGAAATCCCCGAAACCGCCGACCGAGAAGCCCCTGCCACCCATTCCGAAGCCGACCGGCGCGTGGTTGCCGAAACGCACGGGCGGGTGGATGCGATGATCCCTCACCACGGAGCGCCATGACGTACTGCCTTGCCGTCGAACAAGCGTTGGACGACGTGTCGCTGCCACCGGCGGCCCGCCTCACGATGTGGCACATCCGCAAACGCCTCACCATGGTGGCGTTCACGGAAGTCAAAGCGGAGTCCTTGGCGAACGAGATGCGCGTGTTGGACACCACGGTCGGCAAGATGCTGACGCTGTTGGTGGAGCGCGGCTACCTCGAAGAGTCGGGCAAGAAGAAGCCGCGCGCCTTCCGCTTGCCGTGGTCGCGTCGCGCGTACACGGAGCGCGCCGCGTAGCGGGCGACGGAGCAAACCCCTCCGTTGGGCGGTAGAAGGGGCGCCGCACCGTAGGACGGCAGGGCCGATCGGGCGACTCTACGTCGTGGCCCTTCCCGATCGCCTCACCAGTGTGCCCGCGACGATCACCGCGGGCGATACCGTGCGCCTGACGCTCGCGGTCGCGGATGCGTCGGCGGCCGACGGCGGGACGCTGTCGTTTGCGATGGCGGGCGCGGTTGTGCTGACGCCGATCACCGGCACCGCCAACGGCGCGGCGTGGGACGTGACGCTGTCGAGCGCCGTCACCACGACCCTGACCGCCGGGACGTACCAGTGGCGCGTGCGGCTCACCGAAAGCGGCGTGGTGCGCACCGTACAGACGGGCGCGACCACCGTCGTGGCGGATCTCGCCACGGTCGCCGCCGGCGCGGCGGTGTCGTTTGAGGAGAAGGCCCTCCCCATCGTCGAAGCCGCGCTCTCGGGCACGATCGAGGGCGAGATGAAGATGTTCATGATCGCCGGGCGGCAGGTGATGACGTTCTCGTTTAAGGAACTCATGACGCTGCGGAGCCAACTGCTCGCGGCGATCGCCGCCAAGCGCGGCACGACGTTCGGCGTCCCGATCCGCTTCAACGTGGTGGGGACGACCTCGTGAACCTGACCCAGCGCGTCCGCCATCTCGCCGCCGCGATCACCGGCCGCGTCCAGACGGGCAAGGTGTCGGTGCGCTACGCCGGCGCCGAGCACTCGCGCATCGTCGCGAACTGGTTCAGCGATCTGGCCGACCCGAACGAGCAGCTCCGGCACGCGCTGTTGACGCTGCGCGCCCGGTCGCGTCAACTCTGCCGCGACAACGGCGAAGCGTCGGGGCTGTTGCTGGACTTCGAGGCCGACATCATCGGCGCGACGGGCGCGCGGTTGCAATACCGGGCCCGTAAGCCGCGGGGTGCCCTGCTGGAGTCCATGAACGACCGGATTGAGACGGCGTGGGCCACGTGGGGCGCGCGCGAGACCTGCACGCCCGCCGGCTACGAGTCGTTCGCGGCGCTGCAACGGCTGATGATCCGCTCGGTCATCATGGACGGCGAGTTTCTGGCGCTCCGCGTGCGGAACCCCGATGCGCCGTTCGGCTATCAGATCAGCCCGATCGACCCGGACCAGCTCGACGAAAGCGAGAACCGCACCGGCAGCGCGACGACCAACGCCGTCGTCATGGGCGTGGAACTCGACGCCAACGGGCGCCCAGTGGCGTACCATCTCTGGGACCGGCACCCGAATCTGGCGGGACGCACCAAGCGCATCGAGCGGGCCGAGAACGTGCTGCACGTGTTCAAGCGCGTCCGCCCCGGTCAGGTCCGCGGCGTGCCGTGGTTTGCGCCGGCGCTGATTACGTGGAAGCTGGGCGACCGCTACACCGAGGCCGAACTCTACCAGAGCCTGTTGGCGGCGGCGCAGGGCGGCTTCTTCGTCAACAAGGACGGCGGCGGCTTCGCGCCGGCGCTCGACGCCGACGGGAACGCCGTGCCGCTGGTGATGGAAGCGGTGCCTGGACAAGCGACGGCGCTGCCGGCGGGCTACGAGTTCCAACCGTGGACGCCAACGCACCCGACCGCCAATTACAGCGCGTTCATGAAAGTCGTGAAGCGCGGCATGGCGCGGGCCTTCGGCCGCAGCTACGCCAGCCTGACGGGCGATCTGTCCGAGGTCAACTTCTCGTCGATGCGCACCGATCGCGTGCGCGAGATGGGCCAGAGCCGGATGCACCAGCAGGATCTGCTGGTCGAGCAGTTCTGCCGGCCGATCTTCGCCGATTGGGTGCGCATGGCCGCGCTCACCGGCGCGCTGGGCGTCACGACGATGGACACGGCGACCCTGACGGCGTCCGCGACGTGGATGTGTACGGGCTGGCCGTGGATCGATCCGGTCAAGGACGCGACGGCCGCGATCATGGAGATCAACGCGGGCCTGACGTCCCCGCAGCGCGTGTGCGCGGAAAAGGGCCGCGACTTCTTCGAGATCGTCGACGAACTGGCCGAGGCGGCGGCGTATGCCAAGGCCAAGGGCGTGTCGCTCGAGACGATCCCGCTGGCGATCGCGGTGAACGTGGACGCGAGCGCCAACCCGGACGCCACGGCGACCGATTCCACTACGCAGACGGGGCGCGTGTTGCCGCTTCGTCGGGAGACCGCATGAGCCACAACGCGAGCCAGAACCCGTTTGCCGAACGCACGCAGGAGAACCCCACCGGCGCGCTGCGGCGCGAGGCCGTGGTGCGCGTGGTGCGCGACGATGCCGTCGATGCGCCCGTGGACGCGCCGCTAACGCTCGAGATCGCGCTCTCCTCCGAGGCGCCGGTCGAGCGGTACGACTGGATGACGGGCGAGCGGTATGTCGAAGTGCTCGACCACAGCACCAAGGGCATCGACCTGAGCTACGCGGCCGACGGCTTGCCGTTCTGCTGCGATCACGACTTGGACGAACAGATCGGGCTGGTGGAGAACCTGACCGTCGACGGCGACCGCGTGCTGCGCGGCACGGTGCGCCGCGGGAATCATCCCGATGCGTCGTGGCTGTTCGCCGATATGGCGGCGGGCATCCGCAAGAAAGTGTCGATCGGCTACTGGCCGGGCGAGCGGTACACGCAGACGAAGGACAAGGCCGGCGCAATCACGCGCCGGTATACGGGCTGGACGCTCTATGAGTGCTCCAGCGTGACGGTGCCGGCGGATTATGCCGTTGGCGTCGGGCGCAGTGTCGCATCCCGCGACCAAGGCGCAGCACTGGCCGGTGATTCGGCCCTTTCGACGGAGTCGAAGATGTCTGAGCAGACCACGTCGGAGCGGGGCACGGCCCCGGCTCCTGACACGCGCGCGGCGGAACTCGCCGTGCTGGCCCGTGACGGCGGGATGCCCGAAAAGGCCGCGGAATGGATCGTCGGCGGCACGACGGTCGAGGCCGCGCGCAGCGAAGTGATTCAGGCGCTGCGCAAGCAGCAGGCCGCCCCGATGGCCGCGGCCGCGCCGACGGTCGAAGTCGGCAAGGACCGCGCCGAGGACAAGCCGTGGGCGCCGGGCGAGTTCTTCCGCGGCGTGATCGCCGCGTCCAAGAACGGCGGCACCACGAACGACCCGCGCCTCATGGCGGCGCGTAATCAGGACACGCTCATCGGGGAAGAGGGCGGGTTCGCGGTGCCGATGGCGGTCGCGAACGTGATGCTCGAAGCCACGCTCACGGGCGGCGAGCTGCTCTCGCGCGTCACGCAGCGTCCGATCACGGTCGGCAACTCGTACTCCGAGACCGTCGTCAAGGAAGAGGCCCGCACGAACGGCTCCCGCAACGGTGGTGTGCGTCACTACTGGATCGCCGAGAACGGCGATTACACGGACTCGACCGCAGCCACCCGTCAGGTGGAATCCAAGCTCGCCAAGCTCGGCGCGCTGGTGCGCCTGACCGAAGAGCAGATGCAGGATGGCCCCGCGATGGAGTCGTTCCTGAACGAGCAGGTCCCCGAGGAACTGCGCTTCGGCGCCGAAGCGGCCATCTGGGAAGGCGACGGCGTCGCCAAGCCGTTGGGCCTTATGGCCTCGGGCGCACTGGTGACGCAGGCCATCGAAGGCTCGCAGACGATCCTCAACACGGCCGGCAACATCTGGACGAACGCGGCCAAGATGTACGCGCGGATGCCGGCGCGGATGCTGCCGGGCGCGGCGTGGTTCATCAACGCCGAACTGTGGGCCAAGATCCTCACGTCGACGGCTGGCACCGGTGCCAGCGCCCCGCCGGCGTTCATCGCGCCCGGTGCGCTCAACGGCTCGCCGAACGCGACGCTGTACGGCAAGCCGATCATCCCGATCGAGTACGCCTCGACCGAAGGCACGGTCGGCGACTTCGTGTTCGCCAACCTGTCCGACTACCTGTTCATCACGAAGGGCGGGATGC